CTCCAGAAACGACTGCCGCAGGTCGAGGGCTTCAAGTTCACATCAACAAGCAAGCAGCAACTCATGGAGGGCCTCGCCGCCAGCATCTCCGCGCAGGAAGTCCGCTTCCCTGACAACTGGCTCCGCGCCGAGTTGGACATCTTCGAGTTCGAGCACTCACGCACCGGGGTCCGCTACTCTGCCCCGCAAGGAAGTCACGACGATGGAGTCTGTGCCCTAGCCCTTGCAGTCCGGGCTAAAGACAAGCTGGCCGGACGCTTCTCATACAGGATTATCTGATGATCAACTGGATCAAGCGACTCTTCGACACAGACAAGTACAACGCCTCGAGCATTCGCATGGTGGACACCATGGGACGCGAAGGCTCGGCCCAGCCGCCCTTCAACTACCGCGTGGCGGTTCGGTCGTTTCGCTCGTGGGTCTACGCTGCCGCGTGGATAAATGGGTCCGCAGTCGCGGCGACACCGCTGCGCCTCTACGTCCGGAACGACTCGAGCCAGAAGTCACTGTGGCGCACGCGCAAGGTGAGCACCGCACGGAAGCGGTACATGATGGGCGACGGGCAGGGAGATATCAGGCCATCGTCGAGCGTGATCAACAAGGTGATGGAACTCGGCGACGACATGGTGGAGGTGACCGAGACCCACCCGGTGATCGACGTGCTCCGCAAGGCCAACCACGTCTACAACGGCTTCGACCTGACTCTGCTGCGAACCCTCTATCAGGAACTCACCGGCAACGCCTACCTCCATCCGGTCATCGACCCGACCCTTGAAGTCCCGACTCAGCTCTGGCCCATGCCGAGCCAGTGGATGCAGGTGATCCCGTCCAATGACAACTTCATCGACGGATACGTCTACGGCGCGGAAGATCAACAGGCCATCAAGTTCGACCCGGATGAGGTCATCCACTTCAAGAGGCCGAACCCGGAGAACCTGTTCTACGGCCTCGGCAAGGTCGAGGCGGCCTATGGCTCCGTTGCTGCGAATCAGGCCGTGCATGATATGGACCTCTCCATCTTCGAGAACCACGCACGCCCAGACTATGCCGTCATCGTCAACGGACCGCACCGTAGGGCGGACCTCGATGTCTTCGAGCAGCACGTCAGCGAGCGGCTCCGGGGAACCCGCAAGGCTGGGCAGTTCCTGACGGTCAGCGGGGACGTGCAGTTCACGCCGCTCAACTTCCCGCCCAAGGACCTCAGTGGACGTGATGAGATCGTCGAGGAAATCGCTGCTGTCTTTGGGGTGCCGGTCTCGATGATGAAGGCCAACGATCCGAACTTGGCCTCGGCCCGCGCTGGCTTCGCTCAATGGCGAGAATCAACCATCCTGCCGCTGCTCCGCATGGACGAAGATGTTCTGAACCAAGTGCTGCTGCCCATGTTCGGCATCGAGGATGATGCCTGTCTCGCCTACGACAACCCAGTCCCAGCGGACAACGCCTTCCAACTCCAAGAGCGGCAGGCAGCGGTCGCCGGTGGCTGGATGACTCTCAACGAGGCCAGAATGGCGCAGGGCCTCGAAGAGAATGACAACCCACTCGCCGACGAGCTGCTCTTCAACGGTCAGCCTCTTGGTGCTCCTCCGGCGGTCCCGGGTCCGCCCCTTGGCTTCGCGGACATCGACACGCCGATCATGACGCAGGAAGAGGAGCCGGATGAGATCGAGGTCGTGCGCTCGATGAAGTCGGTGCTGGCAGACGTGGCTGATGGCAACCTGTCCGCCCATGCCGCGATCACCCTCTGCAAGAAGCTCGGCGTGTCAAGCTCCGACGCGGTCGAGGCCGTCCTGTCACAGAGCCGGATCGCGATGGACCGGGCACGGGTCAAGCAGGTCGAGCCCACGCATGTTGACATATACGCCACGAAGGAGGAGGCGATGGAGCGTGCGAGGGAGCTGGGCTGCTCTGGCTTCCACGAGCACGAGATGGAAGACGGGACGGTCATGTACATGCCATGCGGCGACATGGAGGACTACACGGACATCACCGGCCTTGAGCACGCCAAGGCGATCGACGACGTGGATCTCAAGCCGACGCAGACGATGGCCGACATGGCCGAGCGCGGTCTCCGACTTCGAGAGGAGCACGGGCGAGGCGGCACGGCGGTCGGAGTCGCTCGAGCGCGTGACATCAAGAACCGGGAGAACCTGAGCCCGGAGACCGTGAGGCGGATGCAGTCCTTCTTCGCTCGGCATCGGGTGGACCTCGACGCACCAGCAGCCAAACCGGGGAATGAGGGCTACCCATCCGCCGGAGTCATCGCTTGGCTCCTCTGGGGCGGCGATCCGTCAGATCCGACTGGAGCAGGAGCGGCATGGGCTGAGATGAAGGACCGACAGCTCGACCGTGAGGCTGGCAACAAGGCCGCAGGGGATCGGGTCAGCTCGACACCCGCCAAGCCCGAGGAGCGGGTCACCGGATCCGATGAGAACAAGCCCGGAAGCGCATCAGGGTCACGCGGAGGGATCGAAATATCAGAAGCGCAGGAGAAGGCTCTGAAGACGAAGGTCGAGGAGCACAACGAGAAGCACGGTGACAAGAAGGGGAAGAAGGTGGACCTCGGAATGCTCAAGGCGGTTTATCGACGCGGCGCTGGTGCGTTCTCGACCTCGCACCGTCCGGGCATGTCGAGGCAGCAGTGGAGCATGGCCCGAGTGAACTCGTTCCTCTACCTCGTCCGCAACGGTCGGCCCAAGGACGCGAAGTACACCACCGACAACGACCTCCTGCCGAAGGGCCACCCCAAGAAGAGCAACGCGAAGAAGCAGCTCGAGATCGACCGCGACGAGGAAGAAGTCATGCGCGTCGGGTTGTCTTTGCGTCGTCGGTTGTTGAACCAGCTCGACCTCAACGGCGACGGAAGAGTGGACGGAGAGGACTTCCAGATCCTGATCGGCAACTTTGGGCAGGACACTGATGTCGGAGACTTCGACGGAGACGGAACTATCACGATCGACGACTTGAACCTATGGACCGAACTGCTCAACAACTATGGAGGATATGATCCGGCCCCAGAAGAAGAAGAGGAGCAGCCAGATCCGAATCAAGAGGTGTTCGATCAGATGGACACCAACGACGACGGATTCATAAGCAATCAAGAATGGCGCAGATGGCGAGACGCTGCAAACGCCTTGATTGAGAACGGTGAATACGATGCCGCGTACGACGTGAACGGTGACGGCGTGGTAGATCAGACTGACATCAACCTCGCCCGCGACATCCGTGACGGCCAGACTCCACTGCTGCGGGAGTTGGAGTACCAGAAGGAGGTCGATCTGCTGCTCGACACGGCTGACGATGACGATAAGCCGGACTTTGATGACAAGGCTGCAATCGAGCTTGCCGGGAAGTTGAGCGTGGCCTTCGGTGTCGAGTCGCAACTGCCGCAGCGCGTGCGCGAGGGATTGAACAGGTTGGTGGCCCAAGACAGCAAGCCCAAGCCAACCATCACGGCAGACCCGGGTGGCGGTTTGATCGGCGGAACTGGAACGACTGCCGGAGGCGGTGGCTGATGAGTTGCGACTGCTGCGGCGCATCCAAGAGACTGATCCTCCAGAGTGCTCTCGATGTCACTGCGCCGTATGTTCACATCAAGAACCAGACGCCGGACCCGAGCGTCACCACCTCGGCGACGGCCTTCGCCCGGTTCCAGCTCGAGCTTCGCAAATACATAGACGGGATCCTTCGCGATACCGTGATCAAGCTGGGCGGCACGGGGTCATATGTTGACGACTTGGCGAAGGTGTTGACCAACGAGCACCTCCGGGGCCAGCTTGACAACGAGATCGCGGCACGGGCGAAGGCTATCCCGGTCTACATCCAGCAGTTCCTTGCCCGACAGGCTGCTGCGGGGTACACGATGGGCCAGACCTTGCTGCCGTCCATGATCACCGAGGGCCTCGTGGCATCGCAGCAAGTACAGCAAGTGATTCGGGAGCAGATGCTCCGACTCAGCGATCAGGGTGTCATCACGGCCCGGGGAACCATCAAGCAGCTCCTCGGCGATACGCTCGAGCAGGGTGCGACCCCGAGGGAGATCACCCAGCGCGTGCAGGACTGGGCGAAGCGGCAAGGCGATCAGGATCGGTCAGTTCGCTGGAGGGCTGAACGCATCGCCCGGACTGAGTCATCGCGTGCGCTGAACTCTGGTCAGGTCGTCGCATGGGAAGACATGGGCGTCACTCGAATGAGCTGGCAGGTGGCACCGAACCCTTGCGAGTTCTGCGCCGCCATGAAGGGGTCAGGATCGCAGGACATCAAGACGCCGTTCTTCTCGGTCGGCTCGACCGTGACCGGAACCAAGGGTGGGACACTTGCGATAGACTACGCCGACGTGAGAACTCCTCCCCTCCATCCGAACTGTCGCTGCACTCTTCGACCGATTGTTTCCAACCGTTAGCCGATAGGATTATCATGGAACGACGCACCAAGACACTCAGCGCATCGGTGAAGATGGACGCCGGGGGCATCGTCGCCAAGCTGACCACGAACAGCGTGGACCGGGACGGGGAAGTCCTGATTCCGCAGGGCATGGTCAGCAAGGACTTCGAAAAGAACCCGGTGCTGTTCTACAACCACGAATACGACCAGCCCATCGGCAAGGTCACCAACCTCAAGCGGACCGACGACTCGGTGATGGGCACGCTGACCTTCGCCCAGAGGCCCGAGGACTACGTTGGCGAGTTCTTCCCGAGCTTCGTCGAGGCACTCGTCCGGCAGGGCATCGTCAAGGGCGTGAGCGTGGGCTTCGTGCCGGAACCAAGCGGGGCACGGTCAGCGACCAAGGCCGACCGCATGAAGTTCGGCGAGAAGATCAAGCGCGTCTTCAACCGCTGGAAGCTCCTTGAGGTCTCCATCGCACCGCTCCCGGCTAATCAGGACGCACTGATCCAAGCCGTTGACAAGGGCCTCGTGACGCCGGTGCAGGTCAAGAGCTTCCTCGGCGTTGATATCGCGCCGACAACCGTGAAGCCGGTGGTGAGGGTGAAGCGTCGATACAAGATCAAGCTGCGTGGCGAGCGTCGTGATGACCTGATCGCCAAGGCAGTCACCAAGGAAATGAACAGACGCAGCGGGCGTTTGTACGAGTAACTGATGACCGGCTTCCTGCCGAACCGATGGCCTCGAGCCGAGCGGGTGGCAGGGCAGACAGCCCACGCATCGCAACATGAAGGAACTGCATCATGCAGAAGTCACTCACCGAAGTCGAAGCCGACCTGCAAGGTCTGCTTGACGAGGTTGGTGTGGACAGCTTCCCCATGACGAAGGCACTGTATCTAAAGGATGTGCAAATCGTCGATGCTGAGGGCAAGCCTGTCTCCGCCGACGACGTTGACCTCGAGATCGAACTCAAGGCCGAAGAAGAAGAGGCCGAAGAGAAGATGGAGATGGAAGACGAGGACGAGAAAGTCTACGGAAAGCCCGGACCTCATGATGAGGACGAGCGGAAAGCCGTGGAAGAAGAAGAAGAAAAGGCTGACGAGGACGATGAGCGGGAAACCAAAGCTCTCGAGGACGAAGACAACGGTGAAATGAAGCCGCGTCAGCGTCTTCGCATCGGTGTCGGCGTCAAGCCGGGAGCCCGGGCTGGACAGCCAACCAGTCTCCGCAACCCGAGAACAGGCGACCTGCTTGCTCAAGATGGCTCAAGACGTGGCACTGGTGGCAAGTCAATCGGCGAAGCAGCCATGGAAGTGGTCGCGAAGACCCTCAACAACAACAAGATCAACTCGAAGGGATTCGACATGCGAATCGACAACGAGCGCGAGGGCCTCAAGCGATGGGGCAGCCTCAAGCACATCAGCCGCGTGGCAAGCTGCGCGGATCAGGAACTTGAAGCCTACCGCATCGGACGATGGGCAGCGGCCTGCATGGGCCACAAGAAGTCTCAGGACTACTGCGCGAACCACGGCATCGTGACCAAGGCCCACCTCGAGACCGTGAACAGTCAGGGCGGCTTCCTTGTCCCCGAGGAGTTCAGCAACACCCTCATCAGTCTCCGCGAGGAATACGGTGTGTTCCGCAGGAACGCGAAGATCGAGCCGATGACCTCGGACACGAAGCGCATCCCGAAGCGGTCCGCGACTTTGTCGGCTAGCTTCGTCGGTGAAGCAACCGCCGGGGCCGAGAGCACCATGACCTTCCAGTCGGTGCAGCTCGTCGCAAAGAAGCTGATGGTTCTGACCTCGATCAGCAACGAGCTGAACGAGGACGCTCTGCTGAACCTCGGCGACAGCGTGGCGGGAGAGATCGCCTACGCGCAGGCTCTCAAGGAAGACGAATGCGGCTTCATGGGGACCGGCACCAGCGAGTTCGGTGGCATCGTCGGCATCATCAACGCGATGAACAACGTCAGCAGCAACGCAGGCGTGACCGTGCTGGGAACGGATGATCGGCGACCTTCCAACATCGCGATCGGCGACTTCCACAACATGATGGGCACGCTGCCGCCATACGCCGACACTCCCCGCGCCAAGTTCTACATGCACAAGAGCATCTGGAACGGCGTCTGCGAGTCGCTCATCTACGCGGTCGGCGGCACTTCTGCGCGTGAGATCCAGCAGGGTTCGCAGGGCACCACCTTCCTCGGCTACCCTGTCGAGTTCACGCAGGTCATGCCCGACATCACGACCGGCTCGACCGGTGCGGACGGTCAGGCAACGGATCAGACGTTCCGTTTCCCCATCATCTTCGGTGATCTCTCTCTTGGTTGCGCCTTCGGCGACCGGCGTGAGAACACCATAGCGTTCTCCGACAGTGCCCTCAACGCCTTCGAGCAGGACGAGATCGTCGTCCGGGGCACCGAGCGGTTCGACATCCAGTGCCACAGCCCCGGCACCAGCGCAGAAGCTGGCCCGGTCGTCGGTATGAAGCTCGACTGATCCGATCAGGAAGGAACCAGAACAATGAGACACCTCCAGAACTGCCGGGTCTTCAACCACTCGGCCCCCATCTCTCTGAACAACGCCACCAGCGCGGTCACGAACGTGATCGACACGGTGAGCATGAACGGCGGAGACCTTGCCATCATCGTGACCTTGGGCGCGACTGCTGGCAACTTCAGCGCGTTGAAGGTGCAGGAGTCGGATGACAACTCCAGCTTCAGCGATGTCACCGGCTGCGTGGTCGCCACCAGCCTCGACATCGACGGCGGAGCCACCGACCTCCCGGATGGCACCGACGACGACGCTGGCACCTACCTCTTCCACATCCCGCTCACCGCCAGCCGGAAGCGGTACTTCAAGGTCGTCGCGACCGAGGACAACACCGGGGCCACGCTCTTCAGCGCGGTCGCCGTTGTGACTCCGAACCAGAGCGGCGCAGCATTCAGCAACGCAGGCCAGCTTGACAGCTCGCCTTCGGACAACTGCGTCCTTCGCGCCACCTGATGCTCTGACCCTTTTCCCTGCCCGGGCGCGGTTGCTCGCCGCTGCCGCGCCCGGGCGGTTCTCGCAACGGCGAAGAGGACCAACATGGCACTCGCAGACAACGCACTCACGACCGTCGCAGATGTCAAGACCTACATGGGGGTGTCGGGTTCAACCGACGACACTCTCATCGAGACGCTGATCAACAACGTCAGCGACCAGATCGAGCGGTGGTGCGATCGCAAGCTCAAGGAGTCCAGCTTCGAGGAGTTCATCGATGGACGTGCTACGCGGACTTTGGCTGTTGCAAACCCTCCTCTCGTGTCCGTTGACCTCGTTGCGTTCGGTGCTCGTGACGCGATCACCGTCGGGTCTACAGATAGCACTGACCTTCAAGCGTCCGTCTCAGTCTCCTCGACCTCGGTGCGCCTTGTACGGGTCGCGGCGAATGGGGATGAGACGGCGACGACTCACACCTTCACATCGAACAAGACGACCGCCCTACTGGCGACAGCGATAGACGGCACCACGGGATTCAGTGGCACCTCCGTATTCAACGCACCTTCGAACATCATGCACCGCATGGGTGGCCGCGACGTGCTGGTCAACACCGCGAACCTCTCGGTGCCGGACGACGCGGAGAGCGAGTACAGGATCGACTACGAGCGCGGGTTCATACATCTCCGGGCCGATGCGTTTCCAAGGTCCCACGAGATCCCGAACCTCAACCGCTTCCCGGATCAGTTTCAGAGCGTGTTGGTCCGCTACACCGGCGGCTACTCAACCGTGCCGAATGCACTCGTGCAGGCGGCCTTCGAGCTGATCAGCGATGCCTTTCGAGGACGTGACCGAGATCGATTCGTACAGCAGGAGTCTGTCGGCGATTACAGCTACACCGTGCGCCCGGTAGCTGAATGGTCCGCGAATGTCCTACAACTCTTGGGTCCGTTCCGGAGGATCCGATGAGCATAGTCGGGCGCATCAACATCCACGGCAAGCGGATCAGCGTGCAAAGACCCATATTCAAACGTGACGCAGTTGGCAGTCGGAAGCGCACCTTTGTCCATCAGGGAACTGTGACCGGATACGTTGCTAGCCGTTCGGAGTCCGAGAGTTTCGAGGGCGATCGACAGCAAGCAGAGGAGACCGTCACGGTGTACGTAAAGGGCGGCACTGACCTCAAAGTGACCGACCGAGTGGAGATTGAAGGGCGCACCTATGAGATCACCGGAGTCCGCACTCCGGGACACCGGCGTGCAGGAGACCGCAACTTCTACCACATCATCGACGCATCAAGCAACGAGGGCGTGTAATGCCGAGCCGCATCGACTTCAAGCGTGAGCAAATACAGAAGGCACTGATCGATGGCGTCGAGACCGGACTCATCAAAGTCAGCCTGTCCTTGCAGCGACGGATCAAGAAGAAGTTGGACAAGCCGGGTTCCGGTCGGGTGTACAAGTATGGCAAGGACAACAAGGGAAGGCACCAAGCCTCTGCGCCCGGTGAACCACCGGCAACGCGGTCCGGGAATCTGGCGAACTCGTGGACGACTGCCCGCAGGCGCGGGCCGGTCAGATACAACAAGGGGATCGAAATCGCCCTGCGGCCTGCCAAGGTCGGCGGAGCTGCCAAGTATGCTTGGTGGCTTGAGTACGGGACGAAGCGAATGAAGCCAAGGCCCTACATCCGCCCGTCGGTCGAACAAATGAACCGAAACAAGCGAGCGAGCAAGATCGTCGAGTCGCAGCTTGTTCGCCATATCGCACAAGCGAACAGGACGGCAGACTGATGGCACAATCACTCGACGCTGCTGTCTTTGAAGTACTTACAGCCGACAAGACAGGTGGATCGCTTTTCAAGCTCGTCAGCGGCAGGATCTACCCCGCCTACGGTGATCCGGGTGATGACTTCCCCGTAATCGTCTACGAGCAGACAGGCAGCAACGTCGTCCCCTTGTTCGGCACAAGCCCCAAGCTGATGTACACGGACCAGTACCAGATCCGGGTCAGCAACCGACACGAAGAAGGCGTAGCTGCCTTGGCTGAGATCGCTGACCTCGTGGTGGGGCTTTTCAACGGCACCGAAGCCTCGACAGCACCCACCAACTTTGACCGGGCCGAGTTCACCGTCACGAATGCGACCGACGTGGATCGAGCCGATGAAATACTCACAGCGACGGTTAACGTGACCGTCCGAGCAACTCAAACATCTGGACTTTGATCATGGCCGAAACTTTTATCAGTGGCAACTCAGGGGCGTGCGTCCTTGGATCAGCAAACGAGCACAACCCCCACTTCAACACGTGGAGCGCTACATTCACCCGTGAGCAGCATGATGTCACCGCCTTTGGTGATACTGGTCGCCGTAGGATTCCCGGCCTCGCCGATATCTCCGGATCTGCTGGCGGGTTTATGACCTTTGACAATTCCGACACCGGACCGGGTGTCTTTCAGGATGCACACGGAAACGTTGCCGCCGCGCAGAGCCACCTCATGGTGCTCACGCTTGCGACTGGATGCACCTACACCTTCAATGGAAATATCACCGATGTCGCTATTTCGTCAACGATGGGCGGAGATGCTACCATCACGATGAACTTTGTCATGGCTG